GCACAGTAAATCCAGAAAATTCATCAACTGTGTTATATGATCTTGCACTGATCAAACAAGATTTGCTAAATCATTTCCACATTAGACAGGGTGAAAAATTGAGTGATCCAGAATTTGGCACTATAATATGGGACGCACTATTTGAGCCTTTAACAGATCAAATGAGAGATGCAATCAAAGAAAATGTAACACAAATAGTAAATTACGATCCAAGAGTAAGTGTAAATCAAATTACCGTTGACCAATACGAAAGTGGCATCCAAATTGAAATAAGTTTGGTATATTTGCCATATAACATTTCGGAAAATATGCGTTTACAGTTTGATGAAAATGCCGGTTTCTTAAATACATAATTAACTGCGCACATAATTCATTTCGCTAAATATACTTGTAAAGGAAACTGACCATGTCATCAACTGATAGACAAAATAGATTACTTGTAGCAGAAGATTGGAAACGCATCTATCAAAGCTATAGAAATGCGGATTTCAAAAGTTATGACTTCGACAATTTGCGTCGAACAATGATAGCATATTTACGAGAAAACTATCCTGAAGATTTTAATGATTATATTGAGTCAAGTGAATATCTAGCATTAATTGATTTAATTGCTTTCCTTGGACAAAATATTGCTTTCCGTATAGATCTTAACGCAAGAGAAAATTATTTAGAATTAGCAGAACGTAGGGAAAGTGTGCTACGTCTTGCAAGACTTTTATCTTACAATCCAAAAAGAAATCAATGTGCAAACGGATTATTGAGAATTGAAAGTGTTAAAACAACAGAAGACATAATTGATTCAAACAACATTAATCTTGCTAACCAAACAATTTTATGGAATGATCCTAGCAACAGTGATTGGAATGAACAGTTTATAAAAATTATGAATTCTGCACTTCCAACAAACGGAACATTTGGCCGTCCAGTTAAAAAAGATACAGTTGCAGGAATTCCGACAGAGCAATATAGATTAAATTCTACAAATAGCGATGTGCCTGCTTTTAGTTTCAATCAAACAGTTGATGGTATAAGCACAAGATTTGAGGTTGTTTCAACTGACATTGCAAATAACAATATTATTGAAGAAGCACCATTTCCAGGCAACAACTTTGCATTTTTATATAGAGATGATGGCAAAGGTGCAGGAAGTTCTAACACAGGATTTTTCTGTCACTTCCGCCAAGGGACACTAGACCAAGGAACATTTACTATTGATAATCCTAGCTCTAATCAAACAGTTGCTATAGATGCAACCAACATAAACAATTCAGATATTTGGTTATATAAATTAGACAGTTTCGGAAATGAAGATGAACAATGGATTAAGGTAGATTCTGTTGAAGGTAATAACATAATATACAACAGTTTAAATAAAAATATTCGTAACATATATAGTGTGCTTACGAGAATAGATGATAGAGTTAGTTTAATTTTCAGTGACGGTACTTTTGGTAATTTACCTCAAGGGTCATTTAGAATTTATTATAGAACAAGTAAAAATAAAAGAATTGTTGTAGAACCTAATGACGTTAGAGGCGTTAGTATTAATGTAAAATATCTATCAAAAAATAACAAAGTAGAAACTATTACACTAACCTTTGCTCTTAGAAGCACAGTTGACAATGCTAGTGTGTCAGAAACTAATGCTAGTATAAGAACAAATGCACCTGCTACTTATTATACACAAAATAGATTGGTAACAGCAGAAGATTATCAGATTGGTCCTCTTGCAATAAGTCAAGAAATTATAAAAGCCAAAAGTGTCAATAGAACTGCAAGCGGAATTAGTAGGTATTTTGATTTATTAGATGCGACTGGAAAATATTCTAAAACAAATCTATTTGGTACAGATGGTGTTGTTTATCGTGAAATATTTAACAGCAAAGAAAGATTTACATTTAGCACCCAAACAGATGTGCAAGGAGTTATATTAAACACTATTGAACCTATTCTTGCTGGTAAGAAAATTAGAAATTATTATTTGTCTCAATTTCCTGTTATTGATCTTACAGATTTGAATATAAGTTGGAATCAATCAACTGCTGATACAAATATAAGCACAGGTTATTTTACAAATGTAAATGAAATTAGACAGTTTCTAGGAACATTTACAACTAGCACACTTCAACTTGTTCGTCCTGGTAGTGCTTTAAAATTTATTGCACCTGCTGGAAAACATTTTATGCCTGATGGCACACTTATGGACGGAGCCGCAGACCATTTAAACTCTAGAAGTTACAAATGGGTAAAAGTTATAAGCGTCAATGGTAACGGTACTGAAGTTGATGAAAACGGTATAGGTCCTGTTGTTTTTAATGATGTTATACCTAGTACAGCACAACTAGTAGAAATTAAACCAGCTATTGCACAAAGTTTGCAAACAGATGTACAAAATCAAATTGTAGATCAAGTATTTTCATACAAAACATTTGGACTGCGTTTTGACAGAACATTAGGTCAATGGCGTGTTATAAATGAAAGTAATCTAAACGTATCAAGCGAATTTAGCATAGGTAAAACTGGCGACAATTCCAATCAGCAACTAGATTCCAGTTGGTTGTTGAAATTTACAACAGATGGTGAAAATTACACAATAGAATACAGAGGAAGCCGTTATGTTTTTGAAAGTGATCAAGAAATAAGATTTTATTTTGATAGTAGTGATAAAATTTATAATAATTTAACTGGAAAAATTGTCAAAGACAAAATCAGTGTATTAAACAATAACAACAAACCTGACAGTGTTGAAAAATTCACAGTTGATTTTGATTGGGAAATTACGCAAGAGTACAGAGACGCAGAAGGATATGTAAACAGTAAAAAAGTTGAAGTTACTTTCTTTGATGAGGACGATGACGGTGTTGTGGACGATCCAGAAATTTTTGATGTTATTGTTGATGAAGATGTGAATCCTTTAACAAAATACGTATTCCAACAAAAATATCTAACAACAGATGGAGTAGAAGACTATAATTATGTAAGTAACAGTACTCTAAATATTATTACTCTTGCTTCAAAAGACAGTTTAGGACCTTTAAGTCAATATGATGATGGACAAATATTCTATTATGCAGACAGTGGATTATTTGAAAAATTAAACAGTGCAACAAGCATACTGACACAGCAAAATAATTATCGTGCATTTATAGGTAGAGATAATCTAAGATTTTTATATATTCATGCAGCTGACGACAGTTCTAGAATAGATCCTAGTGCAAGCAATATAATTGATAGTTATCTATTAACTAGAGCGTATGATAGTGATTTTAGAAAATGGTTAGACGGCACACTGCTAAACAAGCCTTTGACTCCTAGTAGTGATTCTTTATTCCAGTCTTATAATACATCATTAAGTCAAATAAAATCATTGAGTGATGAAATTATATACCATCCTGTAAAATATAAAGTATTGTTTGGCAACAAAGCAAGTTTAGATTTACAAGCCAAATTTAAAATTGTTAAAAATCCAGATCTAGTTTTAAATGATAATGATATTAAATCTAGAGTAATAAGTGCAGTAAATCAATTCTTTGCACTTGAAAATTGGGACTTTGGAGAAAAGTTTTACTTTTCAGAATTAAGTTCTTATGTAATGCAACAGCTTGCACCAGATGTTGTTACTTTTGTAATTGTTCCTGAACAAGCATCTCAAACTTTTGGTTCTTTGTATGAAATAAAATCAGAAGTAGATGAAATTTTTATAAGTGGAGCAACTGTGGATGATATTGAAATAATTGATGCAATTACTGCAAGTAGATTGAGTGCAGATGGAAATATTGTAACTACTTCTACAAGCGCAAACACAGGTATAACATCATCTAGTTCAAGCAGTTCAAGCAGTTCAAGCAGCTCAAGTGGAGGCAGTAGTTATTAATGGCATATGATAACGATCAAAAAGAACCAGCTCTTCCAGCAGGAAACAATGATTATCGTAGAAAAAGCGAAAATCATTTACCTAGATATTTCCGCACAAACTTCAATTCTAAGTTTTTAACTTCAACACTAGACCAATTAATACAGCCAGGTGTTGCCGAAAAACTAAATGGTTATCTTGGAAGAAAAACAGCAAAGTCATACAGACCTACTGACAACTATATTGGTGGAATTACAGAAAGCAGAGAAAAGTATCAATTAGAACCTGCTGCTCTTATAAAAGATGATCTTGGAAATATAGATTTTTACAAAGACTATAATGATTATATAAACGAAATTCGTAACTTTGATGGAAATGTAGATAACCATAGCAAACTAAACAGTCAAGAATACTATGCTTGGAATTCACATGTTGATTGGGACAAGTTTACAAATTTTAGAGAATACTATTGGTTACCATATGGTCCAGAACTGATCACAGTTGCAGGACAAACCAACCAAGTACAAAGCACCTATCAAATCACTCTCAAAGATAACGCAGACAACACAAGTTATCTGTTTACTCCTGATGGAAAAACCAGTAACCCATCGATTACATTATACAGAGGACAAACCTATAGATTTGAAGTTGATACTGTAAGTCATCCAATAGCATTTGCTACAAAAAGAAGTTGGACACCAGGGCGATTGCCTGACAGTGCCAGTGAAAATACTGCACTTATATTTGATACTGGTATAACAAAATACGACAGTGATGGTAAACTAACAACAGAAACTTGGCTTGATAAAGGTGTAATAGAATTTACCGTTCCAGAAACAGCTCCAGATAATTTATTTTATGTGAGTGAAAACGATCCTAACACTGC